AACGCAATGGTTGCTTACTTCGCAGACATGGTGGAAATCATGATTGGTGGTACAGTCCAAAGACTAATCAGTGTTACGCAATACCACGACACCAGTCACAAGAGATTCCACCACGGATTGAAGCCAAAGCAAGGGAGGTCTTAGGGTTGGATAAAGAGTAAATCCTAAATGGTGGCGTAACAACCACCAACCTCTTTTGTTTTTTACAATTATTAAAAAGAACGCAATCTTATGAAGAAAGCCGTATTAACAACTACTGCAATGGTTGGAAAATCAAGCAAAAGCAGTTATTACTGCCACACCACCGACACGATTGAAAATTGCTCTCTCGCTGGATATGGAAGTACCCCAAAAGAGGCAATGGACGATATGCTTGTCAGTTACGAGGAAATCAAGGAAATCAACACGGAGAACGGACTTGAAACTCCAGCACTGAAATTCTCCTACAAGTTTGACTTGCCATCTTTCTTCGCCCACTTCAAATGGATTAATGTTTCCAAGTTTGCAGAAATTGCTGGCATCAACGCTTCGCTGCTTCGCCAATATGTGTCGGGAAGTGCAAAAGCAAGCGACATGCAATTAAGCAAAATAAATAACGCTATCAAAGAACTCTCAAAAGAACTTAACACAAGCATTGAATAAAAGAACTCTCTTATCCAATCCTCCTATAGCTCCTTGCAGCTCTGCGCCTGTCATTTGTCCGATAGGCGTTTTTTTTGTATATTTTTTATCTTCCATATTTAATTTTTTTTGTATATTTGCATTATACATATTTTTATTTAAAGAGTCTCTTGTGAAAGAGGTTTTTGCGCTCGCCCTTAAAAAGGTGGGCGTTTTTTTATTTGCCCACAATTTGCTTTTCGCTTTAACTCGCTTAAAGTTTTAAGTGCGAAATCAAGCCCCCAATATACTGTGACGCCATTTCCACGCTTAACACTCGCTTAAAATCGCTTAAATTTAGATTAGCCGTAATTTGAATTTCTCCCATTCCTTTGAATTATTCCTCGCTCCAGCAATCCTTTTGCCTGTGGTTTTATCGTACACTTCGGGAGCGTCATTCCAACCCATAACGCCTGGGCAAAGTTTGCCAGTTATGTCGTAATGCCTGACAACCCTATCAAGCGGAATGTTAAACTTCTTCATCAAGATCTTAGCCAACCTTACGGCATTGTCAAGTTCCTTATCGGTAAAACTCCACCCATCGTGATTGCTTCGGCTCAATGCCGTGTTAGTGCGTGGTGAGCAGTTTGAGCAAATCTCGATACTGATTGTGTTGCTGTTTCGTGCTTTACCATAAAGACTACCGCCACCGCTATTCAGGAGTTCGCCACCGACAGCCCAGCAGTAGTAATTGTTAATATCGGGATTAAATTGCACCATTTCCGCATCGTCCACAGCAAAATCGGCACTCGCTTCACGTTGTAAAAACACATTACGCACATTCCTTGCACTGCCAGCCTTGGAGGTGCTACCAGCGGTGAAATGGATAGCGAGGTATTTGATTTCTCGGTTTTGTAGCATCTTGATATGCTTGTTCAATGGCATATAAACCACACCGTCAGCCACCGACTTGCTCGGCATATCCTCACCAAACAGTGTCACCCAAGTCTTGTAACCAACGATGCCGTCTGCCGTCAAGCCGTGCGCCCTCTGCCACACAGCCACGGCTTCCTTTGTTCTTACGCCATACATACCGTCTGCACCCACGCCCACGGCTTTCTGAATTTTTACCACCTCGTCACCTCGGCTTCCTACCTTGTATATCATATCGTTTTAAAATTAAAAAGGTCGGTCGGAACTGAACACAACTAACTAAAATAACCCCAATCCTTTTTAAAAAATTACTATTAAATGGATTGCCGACCGACCTTGTATTGTTAATAATTATTTTTCCTTTTTAAGTGCCGATAAATTTAAGTCAAAGTGCCGTTCTGTCTTATCCACCATAATTTGTTGCAGTAGCATCGCCCACTTTGCCCCATTGCAACTGCTCTCGTTTTCCAAGCAACTCCAAATCTCCCAGCCGATTATAAGACCAGCGGAAACCTTTAGGGCATTGAAAGGAAGCGAGTCGGTAACATATATATCTAAAAAGAAAGCGTAAACCAGTATGGAATACACCACCATCAATGTCAGAAGGACATCGCGGAAATGTACACTTTTGAACTTGGGCGTATCCTTGGTTGTTTTGTGTGGGTAAGCTTTTCTCACACGCTTAGCGAGCCGCCAAGCAGTTATACAGTCCATCAGCACTATTGTGGTGCAAAGCAAAATATACGGCAACGTTGGAGATAGTGTCGTCACCACTCCACAAATTATAGAAAATACCATCTGTAAAAATCTATCATGGTTCATATTTCACAATTTTAAAAATTAACACTCTTTCATTATCCTTATCCGCCCTGCACGGCATCACTATTCCTGAACATCACCCACCTCCTCTCTTTTTAGTTGCATTTCTGCTTCCATCTTTTCCTCTATCACTTTCATGTACTCATCGTGCTGTCGCTCGGTGATGGCGACCAGTCCGCCGACCTCACGCTCGGCAGGAAGCACCATCGTTTTAGTACCGATGTAGTTGTCTGCGTCAAACCCGTGCAACACATTTGCGATGATATATCCGTCATCAGCAGTCAATGTGTGAAACTTGTAGTCGCTGTTTAATTTTTCCTTTATATGCTCCATAACACTATCATATTAAAGTCCAACCTTTATCTGTCGCTATCGCCTTTTGCTCATCACTTAATTTCGCGATATTATTGCTACCGATTTGAAATGAATAACCTTTGTCGCTTTGTGGGAGTGCGTTGAGTAGTCCAACAATACTGTCAACAGTCAATGCCGTTGAATTTGCTAAACCAATCTTGCTCATATCTATGTTAGGAAATCTCAATCCATCACTACGAATTACCTTAAAATTAGTAGCGTAAAATGCATTGTTAATTGACGTGACTCTTGTCAAATTTAAACCACTTATATTTAGTTCTTCGCATACGTTATCCCAATAACTAAACGAGCGCGACAAATCCAGCACTTTACTTGTGTTAAAATTGCTAATATCAAGTCGGGTTAAGGAACGGCTACTAGAAAACATTGCAAACATGTCAGTAACATTGCTTGTGTTAAAATTGCTAACATCTAATGTATTCAAATCAGTTCTATTAAACATCCATCCCATACTTGTGGCAGAACTCGTATTCCATTTACTCACATCAATAGTTTTCAGATGTGAACAGGCATCAAACAACGCATAGAATGTAGTCACATTGCTGACATTCCAGTCTGATAAGTCAACACTTTCTATGTTTTCCATTCTACCAAATGTTGAACGTAATGATGTTATGTTACTGGTGTCCCAGTTTGTTGCATTAATATGTATTAGATTAGTGTTCCCGTAAAATAAATCTCTCAAACTCGTCTCATTTTTCGGACTGATCATTGTGAGGTCAACATTCTTTGCATCACTCTTGTTCACGATGTCGATTGCAGTGCGGAAACTCACATCGCCCAACGCCATAACCGACTTTGCGTAGGTGTCAATAGTTCCGCTCACGCTTCCTCCCTTGCGCACTATGGCATCTCCAATGTCCTTCTTTGCCTGTTGAATACGCTCTATCTCTTTGCTTATACTCATATTAGATAGCCTTTAAAAGTTGTTCAACATTTCCAATCAAATCGCTCACCGCCTTTTGACTCATCACCGCCGTAGTGCTCGTGCCTGTGGATTGAACTACTTCTACACTCTCGCCGTCATTCACCGTGGCTGTGTGTACACCATCGGCATCGGTAATCTCAATCGTTGTCACCTTGCCAGTCTTAGATGTGGTTACCGTTGGGGAAACACCATCGTCACCTTTAACGCCTTGCACGCCTTGCAGTCCTCGTTCGCCTTGGTCGCCCTTTTCACCTTGCTCGCCTTTCTCTCCAGTATCGCCCTTGTCACCCTTTTCGCCTTTCTCACCACGCCAGTAGTCGGCTTCACGCTTCGCTTCCAAGTCGGCGGAAATGTCGTTCGCACGCTTGGTGGCAGTCGTCGCTTGCGTGGTGGCAGTCGTTGCGTTGGAAGTAGCCACATCGGCATTGTCGGCGGCGGTGTTCGCACGCTCGGCTGATTGTTCAGCGGATATTGTGGCAGTTTTTGCCTTTTCGGTCGCATCGTTGGCTCTCTTTGTGGCTTCATTTGCTTCCGTGGCAGCGTTGCCAGCGTTCACGGCGGAAGCGTTTGCGTTAGCCGTAGCCGTTTTTGCGTTTTCGGTAGCCGTGTTGGTCTTTTCCATCGCTTGCGTTGCCTGTGCCGCCGCTGCGTTCGCTCCGTTGGCGGCAAGGGTGGCTTGAACCCTCGCTTGATATGCCGCTGTTGCCGAATTGTCAGCCCTTTTGCTCGCTTCCTCGGCTTTTCTTGTGGCTGTGTTTGCTTTGCTTGTGGCTGTCGTGAGTTCTCTCTCCATCGCTATGAAATTCTCCACACGCTGTTGCTCGGCAGTCACACGGTTGGCTTCCGCTTCCACCCTCTCGGCTTCCTTTTTGTTGATGTCAACAATATGGATAAGCGCATCGTAGAAATCCTCTGCTGTGCCAGTGTAGCCGTTAGCCTTGGCGGTCTGATACGCATCATACACCACATAAGCAGGCACTACCGAACTTTGTATGTTCACATCGTTGTCGCTCTCCTGCTCCCAAAGTTCAATCGGGAGAGCCTTGGGGGTGATAAGGTTTTGAAATCCGTCCAAATAGTTCAAGTCGGGAATGGCTTGCACGAACTTATAGCCAATCTCCCCACAGCAGAACTTGTGGTTGTCGAGGTAGCACATAATAGTGTTGCCAACCACTTTGGCGTTGCCCTTATCCACCGAGCAGATGTATTTCCGTCTGCCGTCGGTGAACTCGATGTGCCATTGCCAGTCGGGGGGCGAAACCACCTCTCCGCTGGCGTTGAGCAGTGTTATCTCCACTGCGAAATCATTCTTATAATAGATGTGTTTCATAAATTCTCGCTCATATTTATGTGAAATTTTATATATTATTGTTCTAACCGATGCCTATTATTATATTCCGCACATCGTCGAACGCAACGCCACCATACACGGCTCGCAATTTGACAACGAGGTGTACATCCTCATCTATAATTGGTTGTGATTTATTTGTTATGCCGTGCAAGTTTTCAAACACAATGTCGTTTGACTTTCCTACCACCATCGGCACACTGCCTTCAGCAAGTTTAACGAATGTTTCGTTGTCGGCATCGTCCAAATCGCCAAATCCAACCTCATACAATAGGTTGAAACTTTTTTCGGCATAATCGGATTTAAGCCCGAACGCAAGCGAGAAATGCAAGCCAGTAACCTCCCAACCACCATCTATCTGTGTTAGCGATGAATAGTAAGCGTCTTCCATACCTTGCGAAATCAACACCCACGACAAAGGATTGAACAACAAAGGTGGAAGCACACGAACCCACACATATTCGCTCGTTATCGGATAAAACTCCCTCGCATCTGAATCTATAACGAACTGTTGCCATGAGCCGTCAGCCCATTCTCCCTCCGACACCATCAAACCGACCATTAGCCTGTATTCCTTACCAGCGTCAAACACGGATTGGTCAATGAGCATATCCAAGCCGTCGGAATAGGCGTGAATCTCACAGCATTTCCACCACCACCAATTCTCGAACGGATTTTCCTCGTCATACGCTCCATTAGTGACAATCACACCAATGTCAAGCCGCTGCTCATTCAGCGTCTTTATCTTTTTCATCAGTTCAACACCGCCCATCGCACTGTGCAGGTGTATGTGGTATTTCCCCTTTTGGTTCACTTCAATAGGCGTTCCTCCATATTCGTTCCCGTCAATGGCAATTCTCATACGCCAGTCCTCAATCGTCTTGCTTGCGTCATATCCACGGTAATCGCCAATACGCATTTCGGTTGGCACTTTGTATGCCCAAAACGCCTCGCTCTCGATTCCCTCGAACAATTCGCCATAACCATATCCAACGCCACACCTCACGGCATCAAGCGTGAATCCGTCATCATTGTTATAGTAATCATCTTCCGTTGCGTCGAACTGCTTGCCACAAGTGATAGGCTTGTTCCACGACCACTTGTTAATGTTCGCCTTTTCCGAGAAAAAATCCGAGTGCCTACTGCCTACATTGCCACCGTGGGCGTTCAGCACATCTCTCAATTCCTTGTACGATACACTCATGGCTAATTATTTTTTAAACGCCGTGATGTCGCCACAGCAGACGATAGGATATTTCGCTCTAATAACACCGTCTTGAACGTAGATAGCATCTTGCAGTGCGCAAATTTTTACCATGTCAAGCCTTTCGAATGATGCCTTTTCCTCCACTTTAGGTGTATTACTGTCAAGTTCGCTCTCTTTTTTCGGTTTTCCGAAAAAGTGCGACAATTTTAAAAAATTGAATATTTTGCACATAATGTATAATTTTATATAGATTACTTTATAACTTCCAACTGTCCTTTTTCGTTAATTCTTATTGTCTTTCCGTCAACCAATATGCCGTCCATAATGGTATCGACAATCGCCTTTTGTCGTGAGTAAGCCGTAATGCCATATTGCACGGCAAAATCAAGCGTGCAGTACAAGTAGGGATTCCCCAACTGGTCGTATTTCACTTTGAGGTAGTTGTTGCTTCCGTTGTCGGTCGCATAACCAGTTGTTTTATTCGTTTCCGCATTCTTGTTTACAGCGTCGATGTCTTTTTGTAGTTCAGAAAATTTCGAGTATTTTCCGCTCTCGGCAACCGTATATGTACAACTTCGACCATTCAGATTTCGCTCGACGGCGTAAATCCTTGACTTCACACTCTCGGAAAAAAATCCGCTATTGATTAGTTCGACTCTTGTACCGATGTCGAATACCAGTTCTGTGTCAGCAATGTGTTTCAAACCGTCAGCCCAATCTTGAAAGCCGTAATATCGAATCATATTCATTGGGCATTTATACTGCTTGCTGTCGGTTAGTAGTTTTTTTGCTTCCAATTGTGCGGTGTCGTAAAGTTCTTTTTCCGCCGCTTCGACAATGCCCATCATCACGCCATTATAACTGACCTGAATGCTTGCCAACTTGTCGCTGTCAAAGTTATAAAGCACATACTTATCGCCAACGGCTGGAGCAAAATTGTCGCTCGGCAGTTTAACGCCATAATCGTCATTGCGGACAATCTCCCACACCTGTGCGTCGGCGTTCCAAGATCCGTCTGCGTTTTTCTCTCGGTAGCCGTCGGGATTGAAATTAACATCGAATATCATGCCATTTAGCACTCCGCTTTGGAAAACGATTTTAAGTTTTTCGCCAGCCAAAATGTAATCTTCGCTGAACACGATACCAGTGTCAGTAAAGCGAAACGCATTCCATTTGCTTACCTCCGCCGTCTGCTCGTTGGTGTCGGTGTACTCCTTGGTTGTAACAGTTGTAATTACGCCCACACGCCTCGGATATATATCGTCGAACACATACACCTTTTCTACTATTTGCGAGCCGCTAACGCCGTCTATCACGTCAATATACGGTGTTTCGCTTGGCAACATCAGGCGTTTTTTAGCGATATGGTTAGTTATCGCCGTAGTATCTTCGCCATTGCTTCGGTACTTCTGTGATAGGTTGCGCTCCCCACCAAAAGCGATAATGCGTGTGCAATAGTCTTGTGCGCTGTCTGTTGCAGTCATTCCGTTTACTTCTTTGCCCTCACACAACTTCACATAACCGATACCGCCAGCATGTCCACTCTCGCATCTACCGAAATGCAACACACTTCCGCTGAACCACCATTCGCACTCGAACGCCTCGGCGATTGACGATATAGCGTCAATTATTGATTGGTTGGTGTATGTGATAGCCTTTAATAGCGTTTTGTTGACACTATCATCAATATTGATGCTAATTGATTTGAAGTCGTATGTGAACATCAGCGCATCGATGTTGTTTTGAACGATAGCCGTGTGGTGTGCGATGTCGTGCGTTAGCGAGAATGAGCATTCGCTTCCATTTTGCCTGTCGTAGCAAAATAGCCTATTGCCAAGCCTATAATACGATGCGTTGAATTGCAGCGTATATGCCCATGCGCCAGTTTTCGAGTTGTATGTCGGTCGCTGAACGCTCGTCAACTCAAAACGACCATACCCATAACCGTCAAGTGTTATGTTATCGCCAACACCAAAGATAACAGGCGAACGCAAGTTGAACGACAACTTGATGTATTCTGCGCTCATTAATTCGCAGTAATACACACTGCTATCATTCGGTATAACAACGGCTTTAACCACGGAACGATTTGCGTTGTATATTTTTACTTCCTCTACTCCCATACGCCTATATATCTCTATTAGTTGGGTCGGGTTCGGTGAAGCGCAGTAGCAACTTCGCCATACGACCATTGTACTCGCTGAACTGTGTACACGACTTGAAGATTAGGCGATATACAACATAAGTGTCGGTATCGTCTACGCCTTCTTCATACACCGATTCCGTTATAGTTACAACACCAGCATTAAGCAGGTTGCAGAGTCTATCGTAAGCCGTCCAATAACTCTCTTTGCTCGCTGCTTCAAGGTACACAACGATGCTAACATCTCGTGAAGCGATCTTCGGCATATAGCCTTTATCGGTCAAATACTGCACGCCATTAATGCTTGCATTCTCGTTGGTGATATAGTCTTTGCGCTGCACAGGTGCGTGTAGTGCGTCAACCGAGCCGCGACCAATTGTAACGCCTAATTGTTCGCACGGAATATCATTGATTGTAAATTCGTATATCATAGCCTTGCCGTGTTTTGTTCAATTTTACCCAACCGCTCGTTCATTTCGTACAGTTGGAAAGTGTTCTTTGCTATATCTTCGAGGTAGCCCATATTATTGAGCGATATACCTTGCAACTCCGCCATCATTTGGCGCACAGACGAAACGTCCATTTGGATTGCCGTAAATCGTCCGTTCAGTTCGTTTGCCGTGTCTTGGCTCATCGTCTGAAAACCGCCACTCGTAGAGTTCTGCTCGGTAGCCGATTTTTTAAATCCGAGAGCATCGGCAATTTGGTTGCGTTCGTTGATGGCATCGTTAACGATGTTCATATACTCCGTGCGCAATGTTTCCATTTCGCCAGCGTTCAAGTCGCCTTTCATCGCATCCGCCCAACGCTCATAAAATGCCTTTAACCTCGCTTGGTACTTGCTGTAAACGAATGTGCGAATGATGGCATTTTGGAAGTTGTCCTCCATGTCCTCGGAAAAGTCCTTTGCATCTTTACCCATGTCGGTGAGCATCTCATTAAAACTGCTCTCCACATCATCGAACGAACGGAATGTAAGCCGCTCATTCAACGTGTCGGCAACCGATTCGAGGTTCTCTTGCTCGTTCACGATGCGCATAATGATGTCGTAAAAGTCGCCACCATACTGCTTCAATTCCGCCCAAAATTGAGCCATTGACGAATCTTCGTACAATTTGCGCAACTGCTCGCTACTCATTTTCAGTATGTTGCGTTGCCAGTCGCTGCCGAATGCACCGATGGCTTGACCTTTAGCCGTGTCACTCATATTGCGGTTCAATAGGTAGCCTTGCGAGCGTGACCGCCAACTTCGCCCAGCGTCTATCCATGCGTTGCCCATACGCCTTGCCGCCTCGGTCTGCTCTTGTATCAGACGCTCGGTGTCTTTGCGGATGTTTTCCGCCTCGATGCCGTAGCCCTCGCTGATATATTCCTTTTTCTTGTCAATCAGCCTATCCCACGTTTCCTCGAGGCTCTTGTACCTATCCATCATATCGTTGTACGATTCCCAGTCATAACCGCCGATGCTGAATATACCTTTTAATAGCGATTTTGTCACGCCAACTGCACCGCCAATCGCCGCTCCCACTGGTCCGCCAATCAGCAAACCAGTAAGCATGTCGGTTGCTATTCCTTTCGCTTCTTCTGTAACGGCTGAAATACCACCACCTATTTTTTTAATTGTTTCCGAGCCTGTTAACTCGCCAATATCCTGGAACTCCTTGCCGAACGTGCCGAAAGCATTAGCCAAAGCGGTTAATTCAGAGCAAAATGCCTGTATGTTTTCGGGCGTGAAACCACCCTTGCTGAATAGGTTTTTTACCGCCTCACCAAACTTGCCGAGAGATGGTTCTGCGCTGTCAGCCGCTTCACCAAACTTGCGAATAAGTTCAGTGATTTCCTTTTGCAGTTCTTTGTCATCTTTCAGCGATGCGAACTGGTCGGCTGTGATGCCGAATAGTTTCCCTTTCGCCTCATCGTATTTACCGCTTTGTATCCATGCCAGCAATTCGGCTGCCTCTTTCTTTACTTTCCGAAGTTGTGCAACCGTCTTGTTAGCCGTGTCCTCGTATAGTGCGACAATGACCTTTGCGTTTTTCTTGACGAAATCCACATCAAGTTCACCTAACGCCTCATCACCTTTCGCCTTTGCCATTTTGCGCTCGCCCTCGTTCTGTGCGTTGGCGATTTCTCGCCGCATCTGATTGACAATGGCGATGCGCTTTTGTGTGTAGTCGCCATATTCTCTGTTGAACGCATCAAGCGAAGCCTGTGCGCTCTCCTTTTCCTGCTTATCGATTAATTGGCGTTCGTAGTTATATCGCTTCTGAATTGCCTCTCTGATGGCATTCATAGCGTTCTGCTGTTCAGTAGTCAAGCCGATATTCGACACATCGGCGTTTTTATCTTTTGCGAGAGCCTCCGACTTGTTCTTTTCCGCCATTTCTCGCATCTGCTTGTTAAGTTCGGAAATCTCTCGCCGATAGTTCAACTCGAGCGTTTTTCTGCGTTTTTCGCTCTCGTCAGCCATCGTGGCGGTCAATTCCTCGTCCTTGCGATACAGCAAGTCTCGCAGTTCATCGGCTTGCGCAATCCTTGCTTTCCAGTTGGCGAACCATTGCTCGGCATCTGTTTTTTTGATTTGCTGTGACTTGTTGGTTGTTGTTTTGTTTGTTGTGCCAGTTCTTTTGTTTGTATCACCAGCATACGCATAACCTGTTTGCTTTAGGTATCTGCTGGCTTGCTTTTCCTGCTCAACTTGCTTCTTTATGAACTCGTCGCCTTGCTTCAAATAAGCGTCCGAACGTTGTTTGTTTTTCTTTCGTTGTTCGTCGAATGCCTTTTGTTGAGCAACATCGTCAATGACGAAGTATTGTGTTGCATCGAAATAAGCACCGTCTCTTCGATAAATCGTCTTATCTTCTTTTCTACGCTTCCACGATGGCGTTCGGTCGTAAACATCTTTGCTTACAATCTTCCATTGCTTCGGTGCTTTTACTTGGCTTTCTTCCTCGAACGCCTGTTTGTATTTTTCGGCGGCAGCGGCAGCGGCTCCCATTGCCCTTGCCCTCGCTATCATTGCGTTTTGGAATGCTTGCAGTCTGTCGGGCGAGTTGAACATAGATTCGGCTTCGGCAGTGCTTGTGATTTCCAACCCAAGCGAGTGGAAAGCATCTTTATTGTCGACAATGAATTTGCGTTTAGCCGCCATATCATTACCGAGCGCATTATACATCGTGCGCAGACGCTGAAACGAGTTATAACTATCCGTTGCGCTGTCGACGAATGCACCAGTATAAGCCTCCTGCACTTTCTTTCCACGCTCGATTTCCTTGTTTAATTCTTCTTGCTTCTGCTTCGCATCATCGCTTCGCTTGGCGAAAAGAAACAATGCGCCAACCACCGTAACAATCGCTGTCGCCAACAGCACGTAAGGGTTAGCCTTTGCTACTAAGTTGAACGCACGTTGTGCCACCGTAGCCTTTATTGTGGCGACTGTTCCAGCGTTTTTCGCCACATTGGCAGCCGCCTCGGCTTTCACTTGCGCCCACCGCTGAATGTTGCCAATCTGAATCATCAGATTACTTTCCTTTTGTAGCACGTTTTGCGCCTGCATCAGTCCGTTGCTGATTGCGAGCCCTGCTTGTATCTGCGCTTGAACCTTTTCCGCATCTTCTTCGCTAACGCCAAGCAACTCCATTGCGCCAGTCAACGCCGTTGCGCTCGACACAGCCAAGTTGATACCCTCTGACAATGCCGAGAATTTACCTGTGTCGTTCGCCTCGGATTGAATGGCACGTTGCACATCGCCCATGATGTCGGCAAGGTCGCCACCCTCTTTCTTGGCACTTTCCAGTTGCTTTCGGAGCGCAACGCCGAAGTCGCTTTTGCGCTGCTCATCGCTCATCGTGCGCCATTCGATTTCCAAGTTGTAAATCGTCTCTCGCAGTTCACGCAACCGAGAGCGCATACTTTCAGCCTTGCCACCAGTTGCTATCTGCTGTTCACCGACCTCCGCCAGCAACTGCTTCATCTTCGTAAGTTCCTGCTGTTCGGCAGTGAGTTCCTTTTTGAGTGATGCGACATTGTTCTTTTGTCGCTCACTCGCCATCACCGAATTAGACATTGCCGATGATGCCTCTTTGTATCGCTGGCTTAACGATTGCACGGCAGCCGCCTGTGACTTGATTTTTGCTTTCAGTTCATCGGAAATACCCTTGAACGCACGTTGTGCGTCATTGCTGCTGCGCAACCCACCTCCGATATATTTGTCGATGTCGATGCCGTAGCGTTCTGCGCTTTTCCCGATGTTTTGGAAAATGCGCACCAGTTCGTCGGCATCTTTCTTCGTCTGCGAAGTGTCAACAGTAGCCACGAAATTCAATCGTCCGTTGTCTTGATTCATCGTATAATCGTCTATCTAATTCTGTAAATAGTTTCCTCGTCATTTACGCTTTGGAAGTTGTTAGGGTCGCTTGCGTCGAGCGAAGCGTCCCATTCATCTTCTTTTTCATCGTCATAATGTGGCAATGCCCTCGCGTACATCATGGCGTTGCGATAACTAATATCGTACAGCACGCTATCAATAGGCATATTAAGCGACTTCGCCCAGCCTATCACGAAACCCCACGCACTGCATCGCTCTTGCCCATTTCCTCGTTTGGCTTCGTTAGACTTGTTGCGGATAGGGAAATGGTAATACCGAAAAAATCTGCGACCTGCATACTGCCTAAAAGCGTGATAAGCAAATCTCGCAATTCCACGATGCTCATTCTTTCGCTCACAACACTTGCCAGCCAATCAACCTCTCGCAACGTGACTGTTTCTTTCACGGTGCAAATGTCGTCTGCCGTTTTGCGCAGTTGCCACCAGTGTCTTTTTTTCGCCTTAACAACGTAGCGTATGTGGCTTACGATTCTATTTTCCGCCAAACGCCTTGCGCCAAGTATCAGCGTCGCAACTATCTTGCCGATAATCTTGCAGTCTTTCGCATTGCGTAGCACCTCGGAGAGTACATCTGTTGCCTCAATATCAAATGCTGGTAGGTAACTTATATATTTACTCGCCTTGATTAGTGTGGCGATGGTAGGCTGTGCCACTTCAAACCTTGTGCCGTCAATCGTTACCACGATAGGCTCTTGCAGTATAGCATCAGCCACTTTCGCCTCGGCAGTCTGCTCGTATTTTCGCTTTTTCGTCATTTGTTTTTCTTAGAATTAAAAAGCGGATAGCCAACGCCTATTATCAGCGATAGGCTATCCGCCACATAAAAATTTGGAGAGTGTGTTATTTTATGATTTCTTTACGGTAAAACGCTTGTACCAGTAGCCAGCCGCACCGTCAAGAATACCAAATGTCAAGTCGGCATAATTGCCCTCTTGTGTTGAGTAGCCGAATTGGAAAGATACCGAGCATTTAGGCGCACGAATACCCTTTGCGCCATCGTGTGCAGGTGTGACCTCAACCGAGAAATACTTCGATACAACGTGCGACTTAACATTGAACTCGCCAGTTGCAGCACTACTTGTTTCCGCCTCGCCAAGCCCAAGCAACTTGAAAAGTTTATCGTCAGGCTCGATGATGCGTGTTTTTAGCGTCAATGCGCCTGGCAGTTTTTCGTAGCCTACACGTTGACCGCCCTCTTTAATCGCCTCCAGCACATCGCCATCTTCGCTTTCCAGCGTTGTGCTTTTGTGTTTAGGCTCTTTAATTTCGGTCAAGTCGGTAGCCATTGTTTCGCCATCGGGAGTTGCACCAATCTTGATGGTGCATTCGCTCCATGCCATTACTTTGTTCATAACCTTATTATCGTTTATTTATTAATTTTCTATTGTTTCGTAAGCCAGCATAACGCTAACGAAATGCTGATTAATCTCTGTTTGCGCCTGTGTCATAATCGACTGGCGAAGCCCTATCTTGTAATTCGTCATTGAGATTTTCGCCTCATCAACGAACGCAGCACATAACGCCTCCAACTCCATTGCCCTTGCTATATCCTCAACCATCACGCCATTGCCGTAAGGGTCGATGTCAGGGAAATAAACGAGCAGCGTCACAACGCCCGAAGCCGTCTGTCCGTCGGTCGTGCCATACGTGAACACCACCTCAACATCCTCCAACATGCTATCTCGCTCTCGTGTGCCGTCGTAGTAGATGCGACCGCTGATATTGCGTGCAAGTTCACTCCCACGCAATGCGTTATAGATGTCTCGTTGTATCGTTTTGCTCGTTACCATTCCTGCTGTATCGTCTTTAATAGTTTTGCAACTTCGTTGAGTGCGAAATCCTCTGCTTCAAGTAGCACGTTGTAGCCTTTGTTCTGTACGAATGCGGCGTACTCCATACCAGCCACAACAATGAGCGCAATGCCTTGTGGGAACTTCGCCGCTAATTCCTCGGCGTAGGCTTTACCGCTTGATCCGCCAGCATTGCCATCGCCATCTGCGCCGTTTCCGCACGAAGCAAATCCGCTACTTCCATATATCATGCCATCAACGACAATTATAAAACCTGTTGATGAGCGGAGATTATTCGTTCTATCGGTGTATTGCTTACCTGTGTAGCCTCGTGCTACATTTACGGCTTTTTCGCCCACCAGTCGCAACCGCTCAATCATCGCCGTGCGCTGGTTGTCGATTGCGTCGCTGATAGTCGATTGCAACGCTGATAGCGGTGTCGTCATCTTAATGCCCATTAGTTAGGTGTTATTTATTGCCAATTTAGCGTCTGACGCACTCAAATCGCAAAACTATACACTTACATATATTTTGATTTTTGTGCCGTCAAATCGCAAATATGGCGTTATACAAGTATTCGGTATTGCCCTACGGCTTGCAACGGCTCAATGCTCATTACGCTAAACTCGCCAATGGTTCTGCCTCGGTCATCAGTCAATCGCAGTTGCTCGCCAAGTTCAACGCCATCTCCAGCCTCGACAAGTATCTCAAAACTTGCCGATGTGAAGTGTCCGCCTGAACTCGTGCGCCCTCGCCACGAGAAACTATTTGCCCACCATTGGCATCTGATTGGTTTGTCAAAGGAAAAGGTTGGTGGCACTGGCATACCATTGTCGTCAATGCCACCTGCCTTTTTTCGCTTCACCTCGATATGCCCATTCTCGATTATCATAGCCGTGAACCTTTATAGCCATAAACGACTGCGCCTGACTTCGCTTCTTCGCCCACTTGGTCGTAAAGAGCAGAAGCCGAAGCACGCAACGCCTTGCGCTCAAACTCGCTAAAACTATAATTTTGCCCACCTTGCGACACATTCGGAGCCTGTGCCAACCACATCAGCACATCGGCTTTTGCGCCGATATACTCCGTGCTTGCCAGCAGTTCTGCCGTGGCTTCGTCGTCAACGTAAACACCACGGTTGATTGCTATCTCACGGATAGCGGCTGCTGGAATAGGATAGGCGTTAAGCCCACGAAGACAATCGTAAATAGTCATAACACCAACGCCTTACTTACTTGTAACTAAAATCGTTTTTGCCGTCAACCTTAACATACACGTTGCGATATGCGCTATCAAGCACTGGCAATGCGTCTGCTTGACCGATGGTGATTTCGGCTGTTGGCTCGCATGTACCGTACTTTTTAATTACGCAATGCGCACGCTCGGCACGAATGATGGCAGGGTTGTTTTCCGCCAAGATGTCGTATTGTGTAGTTCCGAGGCGTTCAGATTCCGAGAGTACCAACACATTGTCGGCAAACGGATTCTCGCTCTTTTGAGTGCCGTCTGCAAACTCGGTGGTGATGGTCTGGTCAATCACACGCAACTGAATTCCATTTAACCATGCCTGACGAGAGAGCATCACATTAACGGTTGCAAGGTCGGGCGTTTGTGGAATGTTCGCCAAGTTGTTAAGATAACTTGCACAAGCCTTGATGACGCTCTCGTTAGATGCGATTGTGTAGAATGTATCAAGGTTCACGAATGCGAACTTTGGCGAAAGGTTCATATCCTTTGCGCTCTTAACAAGTTTCACAAAGTCGGCGATGATGTCAGACGATTTTTGTGTCCAGTCGCTTGCGGTAGCGACTTTCTTATCATCATCAACCATATAGTCCATATTAGCCTCGAACGATGCGGAGTTTTTGCCGTCCGCCTTGAATACGCCAGCGTGCGAAAGTGTTTGGAAAGCGATTTTTTCGATTTCCGACTGCACGGCATTGAAGCAGAAATCAACATCGCCACCCCAATATTCCACCAGTTTTGAAGCGTCGGCATCGTTTGCTAATGCCAATGCTGTCTGATAGTCCTTCAAGTCTTTGCGTGTCATTTCACGGCTTACGGCGATATATGGAATGTCGCCTTGTGCCACATCGAAGATCGGTCTGCGCTTGCGAACGATTGTACCATTATCGGTGTGAATGTCAGCCGCTACATTCTTACCCTCGAGTTGATTTTCAAGCATACGCCACGAGAAACCATTCACACGCTTCACTGGGAAGTGTGCGCCAAAATAGAACTTCGATGCGTCAGCCGTGTTAACTCTCGCCTGTACCATTTGGGCGGTAAGCCCAACGATGAGAGAATTAGTGATTTGTCCTGTTGCCATAATCTTCTACCTCCTTTTATTTTGCGATGTTAACAATGCCTTTCATCTTATTAATCACAGATGCAGGTGCTTGCAGATTGGCTGTAACGCCAATAAGCCACGCATCGACATCTACGAAGTCACCCTCTGCGTCTTTGCTTGTGCCAGCCACAGCGAATGGCTCGTACAGCAAAACACTGTCATTACTGGTTGTAACCGCTTTCGCAGCCACAATGCTTTCCCCAACTTTCACTTCGCCGATAGCGGCTGAAAGTGTAAGCACGTCATACGCTCTGTTGCTGTCGTCGATAGCAGTAATCTTGCTTGCGACTGCTCCAGCGTCCTTTGTCACTGTTTGACCGATGGCGAAATTGTGAAACTTCGCCACCTTGACACTCTTTGCGGTTGCTCCTAACTCCTCAACGCACAAAGCCGTGGGCAGAATGTGATATTTGCCTTCGGCTACTGCGATGATAGCACCCTCGGCAATAGCACCGCTTGGAATGTCCGACTTGGCGATACTAACACCGCCACGCACATCAGCAATGCGGTGCATCAGCACCTTACGCTGGTGTTGGTCTTTTTTACGTTTAATGAACATTTTCTAATCGTTTAAAAAATACTTGAATTTCGGTTTTTTCTCTCGTTTGCCAGTCTGCATTAAAATGGTTGTTCGCCAGCCTTAATCACGCCCTCACGCTTTGCGATTGCGCTCATCTGCTCTTCGCTCAACTCTTTCGTGCTTACTGGACCAGACACGAATTTAGGCTGTTGGAATACTGCGCCACTGGCTTTTTGCGATTGCGCCAGTTGTTCAACTTCGGCACTAATTTCGTTTTTGAGCGATGTGTAATCTTCATCGCTCAATCCGTCAACGCTGATTCTGCTATACGGCTTCCTCAATGCTTCGGGCAACTTTTCTACGATTTTTCCGATTTCCCCCATTCGTGTCTTGGTGATACCTTTCGCTTCGATGCCGTCAAGCCTTGCTTTCAACAATTCATTTTGTGATTTCAATTCTCGGAGCAGTTCTGCGACTTCGCCCCCACCGTTATTCCCGTCTTGTGGTTGCGTATTCTGTGGCTGTTGTGCTTGCTTCTGAACTTCGATAGCCTTGCCGTCTTTCAGCCCATGCTTGCGCTCATAGTTGCGCACTGCGCTCAACGAAGCCTCTGTGGCTCTGCTATCGCCATACATTTCAAGCACTTGCGCAAAAGTACAACCATCAACGGCTGCGCTTGCGTCTGTTGCAGTCTTTGCCAGTTTATCGGCAACCCTGCCAATGGTTGCATCGTCAACCCCCTCGAATTTGGTTTTGAGCAACGCAAAAATCTCGTCTCTAATCATGATTATGTAATACTTGAATTTCGGTTATATCGCAAATATAGTCATATTTTAGCATGTGATAACATTAATATTTGTTAAATCTAATCGGATAAGGTTATATTTGTTACAGAATACTTGTGCATCGTCATTTTATTTGGCTATATTTGCATCGCAAAAACAAAAACAAAAAACGCAATTATGGGAAATCTTAACTACAATTCACGGTTCATCAACCGCAACTTCCTGCTGAAAGTGGCAGGTATCGACAACAAAGGAAATCGCATCAACACATTGGTAGGCGTTACAGGTATGGTTGCGCTAATCAGCGTTGACCTATTCAACAAGTTTATCAACCGAGCAATCAACGCTGGCGATGATAAGTGTGTGTGTCGGCTACGCCGTGGAATCCGAGTGACATTGTATAGCAAGTAATCATATTAACAACAATCAAAAAAAACAAAACAAAAATGGTAACAAAGACAAACGTAAAAATTACTCCCGACTGGGATCGTGATGGTTTTCTTGTCATCACCAACGCATCTACATTGAAGCGATACAAGGAATTGGTGGATAGCAAACGATCTATCCGCTTCGAGGACTTCGACATGTTCTGCGCTTTCACCGATGAACAATTCAATCTCGGCTTGAAGTCAATTCGTCCGCTGAATGACGGAGAGAAAATCTGCTCGCTCGGTGCTGGTGTGTTCGGCACGAAAGACGGCATTGATAGGTTCTTTAAAGCACAAAGGAAAACAGACGACATCATCGCCGAAGAATGCAACCCACAAGAGGTATATTACTACGAATACAACAACTATGAGAGTTGTATTAACTTCGAGGGTGACCTTGGTGCTATCCGCAAAGTGGCAAGCATTTGGGGCTGGAAAGTAGCCCGAACAATACACCGATTAAGCACATGCTACACGATTGACGAAATAATCGCAATGAAATAGGCTGTGAAATATCGCGAAAACTGCTAAATTTGCGTAAAACAAACATTTGGAAATATGGCTAATCGCAGATTTTACAAAAACGAACCCACCGACACAATTTGGTGGGTTGATAACACCGATGAGATAGGTGTGTGGCTTTTTTCGTTCGACAAGGTGAAAATATATAATCTATTCGCAGATTATCCACACAAACTATCTGCCATGGAACGCAAGATATTCGATGCCGAGAATCCGTCTTGGCGTGATTTTTTCTCCGATAGGAAATAAAACTTACTTCACAGAGCCTGATTTGCCTTTCCGTTGCTTATTGGGCTCTGTGTTTATGTATTTCAGCATGTCAACAAAACCGCTGTCGTTCGCAAGTAATTCCGAATCAATTAACCCAGCAGATAATTTTGTTTTTTGTCCATAAATGGTGTGCGATTTTTGCGCACCAAACCTACGTTTTAAAACCTTCTGATTAAATGCCTTCCAGCCATTGCTCACTGCGCTCTGCAATTCTAAATACATATATTCTCCATTGTCATTTTTTTTAATCATTGCAGCGTGTTTTGCACAGAAGAAATAATACTCTTTCCCAACATCAATCGTTTGCAACAATCTTGCTGCTGCTTTAAAGTCGTTTACATCTGATTCCAGCACTCCGCCAACAGAGTTCACGATTTCTTGCAAGTTGCGTCTTCGTGAAAAAAAATTCATGCTTTCTCCGCCCATGAAATCGCCAACATCATAACCGCATTTATTCCCGATGTAAGCAAGAGCGACAGAAGCGCACGATCCAGTTGTCATATCTCCACCACCAACATTTGCGATTATTTGGCTCTCGGTTGTGTTAGGAGGCAACATACCAATATCGACCTTTGCAATGCCTCTCGCTTTCAGTTCATCGTGTATTTTTGTTAATCTCGTTGGCTGAACTATCTGCTGTTGCGCATTGATTTGTTGTGTCGTGGCAGTAGTAGCATTTGCGGTAACCACAACGCCACCGTCTAAGATTAATTTCTCGTTATCCTCGATAAAATACGGCGTGGTTTTGCTTCGTGATATTCGCTCTTTGTTGCCATCGTACCAATCCTTGAACGACTTCGGCAGTTCACCCACATAGTTTTTGCTTTCGTGCGCCTCAATAGGCTTTTCGCCACGGAGCATACGCTTCGTGTCACGCTCCACCTCCGCATCCGTCTTGTGTATGTACTCGATATGGCAACGGCAATTCGGATGCCAGCCAGTGAACTTGAAATCCTTGGGGTATCGCCCAGCCAGTTTATCGCAAATGTCGGTAAACGGCTGTGCCACGCCTTGTGAATCCTTGCAGGTGTGGTTATTTGATAACACGATGCGAATGCCGACTATCCACGGCGATGCTTTGGTGTTCAGGTAGTCTGCGCTTCTGTATGCAATGTTCGTTTCGGTCGCCACCATTCGCAGTGCATTCTTTGCGCTCGAACGGTACACACCTCTGCCAGGGTGATAAGCCTTGGCACGCTTTGATAGGTGTAACACGCCGTGCTTATCTCGCACCTTGCGAAATAGCATGTTTGGCTGTCTTAGGTATTTGCGCACCTCACGGCTCAATGCCTGTGCGCTCTTACCCTCTCCGATGCCAATATCAAGAGCCATCTCCAATTCTTGCTTGTATTGCCCAGTGTATTGCCATACCTTATCCGACAATCCAAGCCCACGATTTCGTCGCTGTTCGAACGCAGCCTTGGCGTTGCTGTTCGCCAATCTGCGCAACTGCTCACTAATTTGTGCAGCCGACAATGCTGGGAACACGGAGCGAATCTGCGCACCTGCACTATCTTGCGCCAACTCATACTCGGCATCAACGCCGTTGCGTACAACAGCAATTAGGCGTTGGTGCATCTTCGCCATCAACGCCTCGAACTTGCGCTTTGTTACTGGGTAGTCGTCAAACGAGAATGGCTTGCCTGTGTCGGCATCGAACCGTATGCCCATACGCAGAGCCTCTTTAGTTGCCTCGTCGAATATCTTCTGCACCTCACGCTTGTACGCTTCCACATTGCGTATATGCCGTGCCTCGTATTTGTTCATTCTCGCCATCGCCTAACAACATATTAATCGCTTAAATCCAACGCATCAAGCCGTTCCTCGTCTGCTATCTGCTCCATTGTCTTATCTACATCATCGCTATAACCATAGGCTTCAATAGCCTCTCGTTGACTCATAATAGGTTTGCCACCTGTAGCCGACACAAGGCGATTAATCGTTTCCGCCTCATCGTTGATTTGGTAGGGTGTTATCACCGTCTCCACGTTCAGCGCATCAATATCGCTTGCATAATCGTCGGTGAGCATCAGCTTTAAAAATGCCTTGACAACATTCACTTCTCTGTCAAACGCCTCCAGCAATCTACCGCTTTCGTCTCGCACTTTCATTTGTGCGTCGATAAACAACTGCTTACGGCTTTCACCACTCAACGCCTGTTGGCTCATTTTCTCATAACTCCAGTCGGGCAACTGCAACTGCTGAAAGAATGCCGAGCGCAGTGTGTCGATGTGGTATTTCAGACTTTCGGTCGCCTGAGCCCAAGTCACATAATTAGCCGTTGCGCCAGTTGGGAATTGAAGCACGGCACGGCTCTCGCTGTTGCTGTCTTTTTCACTTCCATAATTGATCGCCTCGTCTGCGAAAACAACAAATAACGGCTTGCTGTTCTTGCGCAGATAGTTGCCGTTGCGAGATAATGCCCATTCCATTTCGTACACGGCGTGGCTCTGATTCTCCCAAATAGGCGTTGGGCGATAGATGTAAACGGCTGGTATCTTGCCGATACCCATTGGCTCATTTTCCAGCTCTTGCCAATCGCCATTCTCATCGCTCCACTTAACGTGCTTATCCGCCATGTACGCATCGAAGTAATGCACCCACCGCTTGCCAACCTTACGCTGGTAGGCTACCGAGAGCGCAATCATATCGCCATACTCATCAAATAGCGGATAAAGTTCATCGCCGAGCGTCGGAGAAAAATTACGGCAACGCAATTTGATTAACGAGCGGAAGCCGTAATAATCGTTTTCGCCCTGCTGTGCGTACCACAGCGTCATAACTTCGCAGCCAGCAAATAACATGTTCAACCGCTCAACATTCACGCTGTCTATTCGGTTGCGCATCAATATAGCCTCGATATACTTTGCAACTTCCGCCTGTCTGTCGTTCGCTGGCGAATACACACGCTTAACAGGTATGCCACAGCACAACTCCGTCATGCGCTTCGTAGCAAGCCGTTGCAAATCAAACGTAACTCGTGTGACATGCTCGACACCGTTATCTGTGACGACATCGGGGTACGAAGCCTTGTTCATGACTGGGTGCATCATAGGGTCGTATTCGGCTTGCAATCCCGATATACCTCCCCATATTGGCACACTAATTGTTTTATTTTTCAGCGCAGCAATCACATCTTTTGCGCTACCACCGCTGTTGAAAATCTCTCTAATCGTCATAACTAACTATTTATTTTTTTCTACTATTATACCATCGCAGAAATACGCTTCAAATCTATTTTGTTTGCGTTGTTTCTGAATTTTTCCACCATTCCAGCAAGCACATCGGGCGCATCATCGTGCGCATTTCCGCCCTCTTTGCGATACGATAGCACCGCCTTGGCGAACGCTGGAAACATCGTCTGCCATCCCTTGGGCATATATACCATGTTCTGCACCTTTGCGCTGGTGCTGAATATGCGCACTTGCTTGTTTTTCGTCTGCGTGAACCATTGTATGCGTGTCCACATGTCGCCTTGTGATCGCACTATCTTTTCCACGGCACGAGCAAAACCACGACCACCATTGTTGCTCTCGATGTTGGCTAATTCGGTATCGTTTCGCAAAAGCATCTTTGCCGTTTCGCCCTCGGTGTACTCCATTGGCTTGTTAGTGTACAGCACATCGGTAACATACATCCCATCCTCGCACTCAACATAACACACCGAGCAAAGGTAGTCTGCGCCTGTGTCCGCCGTATCGGTGTAGTTCTTTCGTAGCACCTTGCCAGTCGGCAACGCCTCGTATTCTCGGAAGCCACTGCCGTACATCAAGCCTTGCAACGGCTTTGGGTTCTGCATATATTGGGTTTCAAACACGAACGAGTTAGCCTTTTCAATTTCTCGCAATTCCTCCGCCGTATGCTTGAACTCCCAAAGCGGAGTGCCGTCGGCATGTAAACACGGCAACGAAAGCACTTCCCAGCCATCGCTTTCGATGCATTGCAAGTAACCGCACAAGTCGTGTTCATGCAGTCGTTGCATAATGATGATGATTGGCGTGTTTCTGTCGTTCACACGGTTACGAATAGTTGTCTCGAATCGTCTGTTCACTTGCTCTCGAATGTTGTCTGATAACGCATCTTCAGGCTTGATTGGGTCGTCAATCACGATTGCTCCGCTGAACTGGTATCGTTCGCCAGCCTCGGCTACTGCACCAGCACCAAAGCCAGTTATCTGCCCAAGCGTAGATGTGGCGTACACACCACCGCCTTGCTCCAAATCCCACCGTGATTTCGTGTCGCTACCGAAGCGCACACGAGCGGCGAACAATGCCTTGAAAGCATCTGAATTGACAACATCTTTGATGCTGATGCTGTTTTCTTGCGCTAATGCCGAGGAATAGGATAGGTGAATGAATCTGCTCTGTGGATTCAACGCCAACCCCATTGCGATGAACGAATGAACGGCAAGCAATGTTTTGCCGTAGCGAGGTGCAATGTTTATAATCAGTTTACGGCATTCGCCACGCATTACAGCGTCAAGCCGCTCACAAATGGCTCGGTGATGTTCACCCACAATGTAGCGTTTTCCACCGTTCTGACGATGGAAGAAATAACGAGTGAAATTGAGCATCGATGCAGACACCCAATTTCTCGTCAATTCCAGTTCGTCGTAACTCGTAGCCATTTCGTTTTTTCTCTCGCCTTTTACAATTCTTCGTCCAACTTGCGCAGGAACTCCCTCGCCTCGCTTTGTGTCAACTGTCGGCTAACGAATGGCGTGCCATCTGCTCCAGTCACCTCGTGGCGTTCGGTAGGCTTTTCGCCCACCGTGTCACGAATAAAAGTGGCTGCCTTGGTGTCGCCTTTTTTCGCTTTCTCTAATTGCGACATCACTATCACCGCTTGCTGTGTAATATCGTTTTTCCTGATGCCTCTCGCACGCATCATCGATATGTATTTGTCGTTCTTTTCGGGCATCGACAATATCGCCTCCATCGTCTCACGCATCAGTTTCCGTCTGCGTTTCGCCTCACAACACGCACGTCCACCTGCGCTTGCTATTGCTCTGCGCTCTTCCTCGCTACGTGATTGCAGAGGTCGTAAATTCTCTCCGTTTGCCATATTATTTTTTTAAAATTATAATTTTTTCATTTTTCGTTTCGTTTCCTGAATGCAAACCGCTGCTTTCCTGCCCTCCAAATTTCCTCACATCTACAATCGTGAACCCAACTTCTGTTGCTATTTCCTGCCCATCTTTAACTAATGGGTAAGATTGGCTTCCGACTTGCAAAACAAAATAGCAACCTTTTTTGAGGTAATTATATGTTTTTTGAATTAGTGGCTTGTAGAACCCATTTACCCATTTATCGTATGATGGAAATTTCTTGCTACTTGTGTTTTCGCCGTCATATTTCTCCACATCAAAATATGGCGGACTTGTAATCGCAAAATCGAAACTATCGTTTTCTAAATTTGTTTCTTCGAATGGCATTTTGTAAAATTCTGCAATCTTCAAATCTGAATACGATAAAAGCAGTTTTTTTGCTTTTTCAAGTCCGTTATGCGCAACATTTGACGGGTCTACACCAATATAACCACCAACATTGGAAAGCATTGCGCCAACAAAACGCCCCCCCCATCCATGACATGGGTCAAGAACGATGCCACCTTCTTTACAGAATTCGTCACAAAGTGACCTCATTTTTTTACTTGGGAAATCTAAAGGAACTCTCGCAGATGCTATAGGGTGGCCGCTGTAAAGCATAGTCCTAAGATTTCCGTCTTTTGTCGCAGTTCGTAGCCCTGCGATTCCTGCCGTTGTTTTACCGCTTGCGATGTTACGCATTGCCTCATATAACGATATTGCGTTAGCGGCTGTTTTAAATCTTTGTGGTGTCCAATAAATAGAGGTGGATTGACTAAATGTTTCCCCATAATATTTCGCTCTGATAAACTCAGCCTTTACAGCACCAGCCGTTATTCCTGTTATAAAAAATCCCGCTTTTTCCATCACTTCCAAGTGTTTCAGAAATTCTTGGCAGTTTTCGACCATTGCTTGATTTAACAGGTCCTCAGCAACTTGGTTCTTTACACATTCTGCGCTTAATTGTTCATCTGAGCATTCTTCGCTCGCCTCCTCGTCCCAGTTCGGCACATCAACGCCCCAGTCGGTCAACTGCTGGCTATCCCATTCGTTGGCTAATGCGTCCCAATCCCAGTCGCCGAAGCCACTGTTGTCGAGTATGATGTATGCGTTCAGTTGTTCGGCTGTCGCCTGTGGCGGAATGATTTTGCATGGCATTTGCGTGTAGCCCAATTCCTTGCAAGCACGGTATCGCATATTACCACCGATAACGATGTATTTGCCACCGTGTTCATATACCAGCAATTCACGCAATGCCAGCATTTCAGGGTTGCGTTCGATGCTCGCTTTCAGCCTATCGAACTTTTCACCTTTAATTTGGCGTGGGTTAGCACGCACGCCTTCCATCTGCCCATTATTCACAGCAATCTGTGACATTGGCAACATTCTACTATTATTTATTTCCTGTTTCATTTCGCTCAAATTTACCCATTTTGTGAACAAAAATACTCATTTTCATTTACTTTTAACATATTTTAGTGTAATTGCATCGTGCAACAACTGCATCGTGCTTGCGCTAATCAGCCTCGATGGCGTGACACGGAACAATCGCCAGCCGTAAAGCGTCGCCGTGTTGTATTTTTCAACATCGCCAAGGAAACCAGTCGGGCGTGTATGTCTGCCGTTGGTGAACACACCGCCCTCAACCTCAACAGCTCGGCAACACGAACCCGCTGTGCTTTGCTGTAATGAAGTCCGTTCATTGCTCACTTCCTCCTTTCTCGTTGCTGTTTCGTTGCGCTTTAGAAGCCCAATGAATGAGCAACACATTGAATGACAAGAGGACAACCAACACCATCGCCAGCACTTGCAACACATTCGGGTGCATTAGTTCGTCATCATCTTCCGCACAGTAATAATATGAAGCCAATATTAGGCAATTTCCCACTACGCCAACGCCATACGCCAGCAGTAGCAATTTATAGAAGAATGATAATTGTTCCATATTGTTATCCAATCTTTACACCGCAAGGGCTATCGTCGTCGTGCCAAAGGAATTTTTCTATAAAAGCACCAACATGGCAATGGCTAATGTAAATATCACCGTTTCCCGCTACCTCAAAACTATCAATAAAACACAAATAGCGTTTATCTTTACTTTTCACCCAAAATCCGTGCTTCTTCGCCTCGTTGAACGCTTCCTCGACACTCTCATAAGGTCGGTATTTATCCATTGGCTTTATTCGGTATTCGTTCGCCACAAAGTCAAACGGATAATCCTCGATGTACTCAATACTTTGCCACTCGGTATCGTCTTGACCTTTTTTCTCTATGGTCTTGCCATCTTCATACGCCTTCATTATGGCTATTTGTTCACTTACTCTCATTGTCGTTTTGTTTTTCTTCTTTTGTTAAATTATCCAAATATTTATTAAGTGCTTTAACACACTTATCGGGAGGTTGTTTTACAGTGTCATTTGACTTGATATAGTCAATAGTGCCGCCAACGCTATAGATTAATAATGCTTGATCGGTAGTAGGAATAAAGAGGTTTATAAAACATGCAACTATTGCAACAAAAATAAATCTTTTAAAATAACTCAAGGACATTTTAAATCTTTGCATATAATAATTCCAATTTTCGCTACCTTTTTTATAATCAGTTGCTTCAATCCTATTACACATTACAAAAACAGCTGTAAAAGCTGAAATTGAAAAACTCAATCCTGCTACAGTAGTCAAAAAATTACATATAGCATCTAATTGGATTATCCAGTAAATTTCATTCATTTTCGTTATAATTTAATTCGTTAATTACTTTCTTAATCGCAACCGTTGCAAGTCGCACCTGCTGACTGTCGGATAGTTGGCTGCCGATATAGGTGGTCGCATCTCTTGCTTTCTCGGCGGCTACCACCACGGCTCTCTTAGATTTGGCATCTTCCTCCTGCCTTACGAGTTCGGCACGAGCCAATAGGTAGTTGCTATCTTTAATATGGATTGTCACTTTCATACCAGTGGAGATGCCTTGATAATTAAATCCCTAAAACAATTAATAAATTTATCTGCCATTTCTTGTGTGGGGAAAGTAAGGGCGAAATCGTTTATATCGCCATTATTCGTGACAATTGCTACATCACCCAAAGTGAAAACACCAATAGCATCTTTAAATTTACTGTTTTTTACCCAGTAATCCCTAAGTTGCAGTAGTTTTCCAAGGGCGATAAACTGCTCTGCTCTCTCTTTGGTTGAAAATTCACCATAGAATCCATGAGCCGCTGTTTCGCTAACATGAGATTCATTATAAGGACTATAAGTGTAATATGTGCGGTTTTTTGTCTGTTCACAATACTCCTCCCAACTTTCTGGTAACTCAGAAAGAGGATTTACTTTCTTAAACACAATCTTTTCAAATGTTGACTTTTGCTTGTCAATTTCATACCCTATTGGAGGTATGATTTTCAATTCTTTTTCCATTGCTATTTCGTTTTTGATTTTTTATTTAATTCTTTCGTGAACTCTTTACGGAAGTTGCAAACCCAGTCACAATTAAAATCGTTAAACTCACCTAAATCCTCGCAGTCCTTCGTGTCACAACACTTGCAGTACGCCTCGCAAGCAACTTCGATTAATTCTTTTTTCATAATTTCTCAAAATAAAATTTATCAAATTGTGTAACTTTCATCATTCCAAGTTTTTTAGCGAGTTTTGCCTGAAAAGTATTTTGGCAAGTTCCATACAAAATTGTTTTTATTTTATATCTGAACTGCTCAATATCAAGTGTGCCTTTGTAGAAATTGCATTGCCGACAAGAGGGATTAAGGTTTTCCAAACTATCATCCTGTATATAAACATAGCCGTTCTCAAGACATGACTTATAGACCGATTTTATATGGTCTACCTGCATAGTACTTAGCGTTAAGTCGCAACCGCAATACGCACACTTTCCTCCGTATTTGTTTAAGACGAGTTCTCTTGCCTTTTTTGAGATTCTTTTATGCTTCATTTTTCGTTTTAAATGTTATATCCTGCCTTGTAGGCGTTGATTATTAACTCTTTGATTTCCTCTTTGTCAGTGACGCTGTTGGCGTACTCGTTTGCCTTTGTGTCGAGGTCGGTGATTGCTGGTCGGAGTTCAACCTCTATTGGTTCGTCCTCCCATGTGAGGTCGGGGAACATATCTCTTCTAACAATCCAGCAATACCATTCCGAACACCAAAAATATTCTGAACGCTCTGGCTTTTCTTTAAAAAAACCAATTTCTCCGTCAGCATCTCGTGCCACAAAAAATTTATAAGTTTTATTTTCCATTTTCTTTCAAGATTTCTTCTACATATTTGACTATTCTTTCATATTCACGACCTGATTTCTCACTGTCTTTGTATGCTTTTTTAATAAGTTCCTCGCCAGTTCCGGAGAAACACCCGACTTTCCACATATCATTGCTTCTTGTCCAAGTGAAATACCTTCCGCTTGACCACCAATTTTTGAAAACGATATAATCGGAATTGTTCTCTATTTTTGCGTCACCGTAAACCCATGCGTTGCCGTAAACCCTTGCGTCACCGCAAACCCTTGCGTTGTCGCAAACCCTTGCGTCACCGCAAACCCATGCGTTGCCGTAAACCCATGCGTTGTCGTAAACCCATGCGTTGTCGCAAACCCATGCGGTGACGCAAACCCTTGCGTTGCCGTAAACCCATGCGTTGCCGTAAACCCTTGCGTCACCGCAAACCCTTGCGTCACCGCAAACCCTTGCGTTGTCGCAAACCCTTGCGTCACCGTAAACCCATGCGTTGCCGTAAACCCATGCGTTGTCGTCATGAGAAAGGTTGTGCTCATCTTCAATGAATCCTCCTTTGTCACCCTTCTGGACATCTCCAAAGTCTTTCAGTGCCTCTATTCGGCAAAGTTTTTTACCGCCCACATTAATGGTCTCGTCTGTTAATTTATATTTCTTTCTCATAATCTTTTAAAAGTTCATTAATTCTAATCTCCATTATCCGCTTTTGGCGGTTGCGGTTGCGCTGGCACCAAGGGCAAGTGCCGTGGTTTCTGCAACTCTTGCTAACGAGTTTGCTTCCACGCCACTGCCTACGGTGCTCTCGGCTAAGGGTCTTTTCGTTGTATGCCATTTAATTGTGATTTTAAATCATTACACGCATCGTTATACCCTTGCTCATACACTTCCGCCAACTTGCATTTACGGAGGCAACCGTCACGCAGACGGCATTTCTTGCAGTAGTTGTTCATTTTTTATTTTGCTTTAGTTTGTGATAATAGTCTAAATAGCACATCTTAACATTGTCAAGATTTACAATCAAGAAATCACAGCACTTCATCATCTGGTCATAGAGTGTAAGCATAGCATTTGCACTCTTTGGATAAGAGAATTGGTAACCTGCGTAACCTAAACTATTTTCCAGATTGCGATAGTGTTCTGAACAAAACACTTTCATTTGTTCAAGATAATCCTTGAAATCATCTTCTTTTTGCTCCTTTATTTGTTCTTTGATGTCGGAAGCAGCGTGTTCCCACCCCATCAAAAAGCAATCAATATTTTTGTTATTTAAAAGAGATTTGTTGTTGGAATCACGCAATGTACGCAACGCAACATCTTCAATTTCTTCTTTTGACTTATATATGATTTCCATCTTTTTAGTAGTTGTTCATAATTATTCTTCAAAGTAGTGTCCGTCTAATATTTGAGGCTTATCCACATCGGCAGTCACGTTAGGCAGAAGCCTGATTTTTTTGTGCAGACAACCTGCTGCGGATTCATAGTAATAAAACCAACCTTGTCTACACTTCATAGCGGTGTGGCAGGCTTCTTCCTCTGAATTAGCAGCGACTACTATTAACCCACCGCAGTAGTCTCCTTTAAACTCGCAAACATATACATTCATAATCATTCATCTTTAAAGTATTTATAATTTTCACACCCATTTTCAACGGTCGGCATGTATTGCCAACCAGCACCTATCAAAGCATCGCAAATATAGTCAGGCATGTGTAATGAGTTAAATAGTAAAAAGTTATAGATTTCGCATCTGTTACGTTTCATTCTTTTTATGAATTTAATGCCGTCATCACGCACTAATTCAATATCTTCCTCTTTTTCGAAACTTATAAAACCGACATTGTAATGAATACATTCATAGCACAACGCCCTATTCTTCGGGATTTTAGGGCAATCGTTTTTCTCGTGTTTATCACAAATATGTTTGCGAAGAAACAATTTGCCACAAAATTCGCATCTATATGCTTTTACTTCTTTCATATCTTCCTGATTTTATATTTCTCAAAATACGGTTTAAAAAACTCGGCTAACTTATCGGCGATTTCCTCGCACTCCTTGACGCTGAATTTCGGACTGGTAAATGTTACATCTATCCGCTCACTTCCAGCGGCACCAAGCACAATGGTAGGTGTGTAGCCGTAATTCTCCAATGCACCTTCATCATCTTCCCAGTCGTAGAAGCCGTGGGAAATGATGTGTTTCAATTCGCCATCTGCATCTCTCACCGTGCGCATGTAGGCATAATCTTCCCTACCGATAAGGTTTTTCGTATGCCGTTTATACCCTCGCCTTTCCAGTTGGCGTATGATTTGATTCGTTTTTTTTGCGTCCATATTTAGATAGTTTTTTAACTTATTGTAAATTCTGCTATCATAATCGTTTCAGTTTTAGTTTATTGTTAATTTGATTTCCTCAACTCTCTCTCTATCGTACTCGAACGGAACATCTTCGCAGTAGTCATCTTGCACCTCCAGGCAGTCGATGCTGTCAACCGATATGCCACTGGGGTAATATCCCTTGTAGCCGTCCTCCCATATACCGAACTCGTGGCTAAAACTGTTGTCTTGCCATTCTGCCAGCACTGTAACTCCGAGTTCAACGTAAGCCGTGTGGCTTTCGTCAATCTCTATTGCGCACGAAAAATCCTTGTATGTCTCATCGCTGTCGAGCTTGCCGTAATCGTCGAAGTCCTTGGCGAAGTCTATCAACTCCCTGCAGAGTTGGTCGTAAAATTTGTTTGGTAATACCATTTTCGTTTTTGTTTATTTGTTCGTTATCTCGTTTCTGCGCCGTTAAAATTTCACGGTGGTGCAACTACTTGTTTTTACCGAGAAAATGCGTCAGCGTGCAAATTTGGGGCGTTCTCGTTGATTTCTGCGTTCTATCACTGCATATCCTTTCGTATCAGGTCAAACGGATTGCTTACGCTTGGGTCAATTCCCATTCTACGCTTGTACTCGTCGAATGATATGGCGTTGCGCCTCGTTTCCTCGTCCGCCCTGCGCCTCCGCACCGTCTCCAGTTCCAGCATCAGCGACCGCTCACGCTCTTTTGCGCTCTTGATGTAGGCTTGGAACTGCACCATGATGCTTCGAGGTCGTGGGAAGTAGTCGTATTTGCCCTGAGCCAACTCGTTGAAGAAGTGCAGCACAAATGCGTAGTTCAGCGTGCGAGCCTCGATGCATTGCGTTATCGACTGCGCCAGCGTGCGAATGTCAGCCGTGCGCATCTTCTGCTCCTTTTGCGACAGCATGAAGCCTTGAACAACGAAAAACAAGTTATTCTCCACCGCTTCGCTGCCGTATGCGCTCATCATCACGACCATTGGCTCAACGCCTTTCGCTACGCTCTCGTCGATGCGTCCAGCAATAGCCCTAACGTTCTCGTAACTCCATCGGATTTGAAATGTTTCGGCATCGCCGTATCGAAGCCTCACGGCGTTATCCCTTGGCGTGTCTGCGCCAGCAAGGAATGCCACATGTCGTTTGCTCTTGTTTGCTTTCATTTCTTTATCGTTTTGCCGTTGTTAATTCGTTCGAGGTTATCGATCGCACCAGCCGCCATGTCGTTCATCCAATCTCGCTCTCGGTCGTCTGCTGTGCGCTGGCGTTCCAACCTCTGCCATGCCTCCCACTTGATCCGTATCTGCGAAAGTAGGTGCTTCATGTTGATGCCTTTCGCTGGCTCGTCGGTCAGTCCCCACTCGTCAATGACGGCATCGCCAGTGCGCAGCACATCTTCGACCGTGGCGTGAAGCGAGGCGGCGATGTTGTTGAGTTTGATTTGCTCACGGTACATACGCTCATGTAATCGGCTCAACAGCAACTCACGCCCTTGGGCGTTATCTTTTTGATTTGTTGTTGTTATTGCTAACTCGTTAGAGTTAGTTTTAACAACATCGTTATTGTTATTGTTATTGTTATCGTTATTGTTATTGTTATACGAATTTATACGATTTTTATAATCGTATTCGTTCGTATTCGTTTGTATTTGCTTCCTCCACCGCTTCTGAATGTTCGCTTTATTTTTTTCACACTTATTCGCATAATTAGTCCAATCCTTATCATCGTACATCTTAAGCATCGAGAAAGCCAGCACAAGCACATTGTCGCCGCCGAAACACGCATCACAATCGCTCTCGCCCCTCGCATAGGCAATGGTCGCACGTAGCAGTTTGCCGACCTGCTCATCACTCATCGTTGCCGTCAGCGTTTGCCATGCGTCAAAGTACACGAGCATCGTTTTGCGGTCAGCCTTTTCCATTGTTCTTTTCCATTTTTTCGTTTCTTGAAAAAGCACGCAACAGCACTTTCGCCTTACGGATAGTGTTGGCACTCCGTAGGTCTTGACTGTATCGGGAATCCCTCAATTCCGACACCTAAGCCAACACTGCTTGCAAATCCCTAAAGTTTCTGTCACTGATTGCGTGCATAATTACAACTATCTGATTATTACTATAACTAATTCACTTTTATTCACTTTTTCGCCTACGGAGTGTATTCCGTTTCCGCTCCCTACTGCTTTATCAGCAGTCGGCGTGAGCCTTGCTTGCGCACCATGTAGTCGATGATGGCTTCAGGTCGCTCCTTCTCGAATCGCTTCCAGTCGAAAGCCTCGGTCGCCTTTGGTGCTCGGTATGTAGCCAGCCGATGACCGCCGTATGCGATAGCCTCTGCATCGCCGAATGCGAGTTTGATTTCATCCTCCAACTTCTTCTTCTCGGCATCAAGTTTCGAGATTTCGCTTTTAAGTGTGACCAACGCTTTCCATACGTTGTATGTCTGCTCGTCCACATCTACGGTCTTTCCGTCAATCTGCGATGGATACTTGATGTCGATGTCCTCGGCATTTGCAAGTTCGGGTTCCTCTCCGCCCATGATGTTGTTTTCCCAAAACTGTGTCACGCTCTGCTCTATCATTGCGCCGATGGTGTCGTTTCGCTCGAAGTGGCGGAAGCCGAACTCACGCCCTTGCGTGAGCCATGCCAATGCGCCGTAATCATAGCCAGTCACGTGCAGTTGGTATTGCAGTTGTATATACCAGTGGCGTGGCACGTTGTCCTCGTCTATCGGCATCTGCGTTGTCTTGCACTCAACAATCATTTTGTTAGCCTCGTTGTGTAGTTGGTCTTTTCCCCATGCCGTGCGGTCAGGCGATACCTGTATATATGGCTTTTTACGGTCTTGTGCTATCCAGTCTATTGCGCTGCGCTTAATCACCGTTGCGCCTGTTGCGTCGGCGTAGAACTTGCTCACGGCATCTTCGAGGTAGTGACCTGCACGCATGGCAAAGTTTTCCTCTTTCGGTGCGTCGTAGCCCATTTTTCTACGCCACAACTGGTATGGCGTTTCAAATGGATTGAGAAACATAATCGTAGCGGCTTCACTCGATCCGATACCGCTTTTTCGGATTTCCAGCCATTGCTCACGGTTGGCTGGGCGTATCATTTTTGCGTTCATTTTCGTTGCGTTTTATGTGTTGGTTAATTGTGTTACTTTCTCATCGCTTGGTCAACAATGGCACGCACGCCATCTGCACCAGCGTTAGCGTCCACTTCCTCGCAATCCACGTCTTTCACTTGCTTGGCTTGCTGTTCGAGTGCCGTTGTCTCTTCCTTGGCGTACATCGCTCCGAGTTGCGATGGGAATGCCTCACGCAACGCCTGTACCTTGGCAATCTTGCTTATCATGGTCGCTTTCTTTTCGTTCCAAATACTGTTGCCCTTGTCGTATTCCGAGAGGTTTACCTTGCTCACGGTTGGCACTCGTCTATCCTTGCGGTACACCTTTGCCCAGCCTCCGAGCAGCACGTCTTTCGCTTGGCGGAAGCAGCCCTCCAATTCTACCACGTTATCGCCACGGAGTACGATGATACCAGCCTCGATGCCGTCGTATTGCTCGCACGCTTCGGCACGCTTAAACAATGCCTCTTTGCTCACAATCATTTGGGCGTTTCCGTCACCTCTTGCCGACTTGAACTTGATTAGGTAGGCTTCGTTCAGGAATGGGTTAAGTTTGTTGAACTTACAAACGCTGATGAACTGCACAAGTTCTTGGTCGGTAACATCGGCATTGCCCTTTGTGAGGTATTTGCGCACGATGCTGTAACTCAACTTCACCTCTTGACCAGCCACCTCGTAGGTGACAATATCCTTGTCGGTAACTTGCAATTTTGCCTGCTGTTGTGGCTGTGGTTGCACTGCTGGCTGTGGCTTTACTTCCACTTTCGGTTGTGGTTGTGGTTTCGCTTCCACTTTTGGTTGTGGCTTAGGCTGTGGTTCTACCACTTGCGCCTGTGGCTGTTGTGCTGCCGATTGCTGGCTGAAATCCATTTGCTGTTGCTGTTGGGTGTTTGCACCCATCTTTGTTGCTGTTTCGTTTTTAGTAGTCATTTTTTTAATTTTTATTTAGTTGATTAACTCGTTTTAGTAGCATTGGCTTGTGCGCCAAAACTTCTTCAGTTCTGCGCCAGTGAAAAACATCTGCTTCGTGTTTCTCCAGTAGCCAGCCTTCACCAATCCCATCATTGCATATTTGCGCAGTGTCGGGCGGCTTATGCCGAGTATTCGGCTTGCGTCTGACACGGTGTAGCGTGTTGTAACGCTCACGCATGGTTCGTTCATCGTGACTGCCATTACTGCTCGTCCTCCTTTCCGCTACCGCCGATCCGAAGCGTTGTTACCATCATCGCCGTGAGCACACCGAAGAACGCCACGCCAGCGAAGTTGCCTTTACACAGGTTTGCCACCAGTTCAATCGCCATTAATGCCGTGATTAGGTATGCAAGTCCGTTTTCGCAAAATCTCATTACTGCAAGCATTATCTTTTCCATAACTATCTCGTTTTTTTTGTTACAATTCCGCTAATTGTTGTTTCGCCTCGCTGATTAACAGCATCAGCACTTTTTGGATGATCTCTTTGTTGCCGATACCGCCTTTTGTGCCGTTGTAACGTACCAACTCTATCACCTTGCATTCATCATTTTTCATCATGGTTTCGTACTCACGGAGGCAACGCTCCAGCATTTCCTTTTTGCTTCTGTAGTTCATAATTTTTCGTTTTTTAATTCGTTATCGTTTGTTTTAATTTCTTTCTCACATGGCTTCATCTGCTGGTGTTCAACGTAGCATTTCAGCCGTGTGCAGTATAAGCCGTTTATCGCTTGCCGTGCCAGTTCGCAGCCTTGGCACGCACTCAGATTGCGATGCGTCAGCATATAATGATTGTTCGCTCATCGGCTACGCACATCGTTATCCGCTCGTTAGTAACCATCGACATCACCTTTACCATTGCCAAGAGGCACTCGCACCATCTGCCGTTCAGCATTCGCACAATTCTAAGGCAGTATCGCACGCCACCGTCGCTTTGCATTTCGTAGTAGATTTTTGCTTCTTCGAGTTTAATCCACATGCGGTTGCGGTTGGCGAGTTCCACCATTCGCTGAAATTCCTTTGCTGTCTTTTCCGTCATCGTTCCTGCCGTTACTTAATCACTCGTGGTTGGTAGAGGTCGTTTTGCACAAGTATCACTCGCACGTTGTTGGTGGTGTAGCCGAATTGCTCGGCAATCTTGCGCATCACTCTGTGAGGTGCAAATTCAGGGCTTTCCTCTCGCACTCGCTTGTACATGTCGCACACCTTGCGATGCACTTCCTGCACTTTCTTTTCCTTTTCAGTTCGCAAGTCAATTTCTTTCATTTTTTTCACTTTTTGTTTTTACAATTATTTATATTCGTCATAACACAAATAAATTGTAATC